TTCTCCATTAATAGTAGTACCACCACCTGAAGTTAATACTCTATTATCTCCAGTATTAGTGTATGAAGTTACAGCACCTGAAGTTAAAGCACCTACTTGTACTTTTTTAATTGTTCCATCTATTTCATCTTCTAAAACTAATAAATCTTGTTCAGCAGGGCTTGATTCAAGTGTTAAAGCTGAAAATCCACCTAATGCAACACTTAGAATATCAGTAGCACTTGTAGAAGTAGATATTCCATTACCACCTGAAATAGTTAAAGTATTTCCATGTGATATAGTTTGGTCTGTTCCACTATCTCCTGATACATCAAAAGTGGTTAATTGATTCGTATTGGTATCTGTATTAACAATAGCTTTTAATTGTGTGAGTGTGGCTACATTAGTTTCAGTTGCACTATTGTCATAAATAGCTACTTTATCTGCTAACTCTAAGGCAGGTACTTGAGCATCTAAATTATTTACATCTAAACTTAATGTCCTTGTAGTAGTTATATCTCCACCACCAGTTAAACCTGAACCTGCACTAATAGATACTCCTGAATGGTCTATATGCTCATTGCTTACAAAACCACTAAGATTATCATGTACAATTTCTGAATCGGTTGTAGATAGTGTATCGCCAGTTAATGTGATTCCAGTACCACCTACTAAATTAGTATCATCACTAATATCTATTGTTCCTAAGGTTATCGCTTGTCCTGATAGAGATAAATAATCGTGTGATGTTGTAACTAAGGTAACATTAGTTGAATTATCTGTTCCTGCTGCATCTACACCTAAATTTGTTCTTGCTGTTGCTACATTTGTTAAGTCAGAAAGATTAGAAGCCTTAGCTAATTTAGTTGCTATGTTAGTTGCAGTAGTTGTAGCAAAGTTTGGGTCATCGCCTAAAGCTGCTGCTAATTCATTTAAAGTATCTAATGTGCCAGGTGCAGAATCTACTAATCCTGCTACTTCAGTATCTACATAAGTCTTTGTAGCAACAGTAGAATCGATAGCTATAGTAATATCTCCACTACCAGTAGCATCAATTCCTGTGCCACCAGTAATGCTTGATATAGCACCAGTAGCTACTAAATCAATAGCTCCATCGCCATCGTCATCATAGGTAGCAGTAATGTTTGTATGACTACCATTGGTATCAAGCATATCACCGACCACATCTTGTACATATTCAGTAATAGTTTTGGTACCAATATAAAAGTTAGTAGGTGTAGATACTTTTACTGAGTTACTTGCAATTAACAGGTCAGATGCAGTGCCATCACCATCATATAATGCTTTTAGTGTTGTGGTAATACCTGCAGTCTCTCCTGTGTGAATTAACTGCACATAGCCCTGATTTACAGGTGTATTTCCTAAGTTAGTATTACTACTCAATGTCTAATTCCTTATATAAATCTTTATCTTTCATTCTTTTGTGACCTCTACCAATATCATCTGAAAATATAGTAGGTTTTGAGATTAATCTTGTGAGTGTTCCATCTTCGTTGCAATTGTGAACATTTTTATTACATTTCACTAATTTTTCGTCATTCATGCCTTGTATTGTTTCAAATTGTTTACCACAAGTGCATTTATATTCGTATATCGGCATGTCTACTCCATTTAAATTAAAAATTGATACTATATAGGGGCATCAAAAAGATACCCCTATATTTTACTGATTTAACCCATTACGGATTGTTGAAATTAACAATTCCTAATGAAGTTGAACTTGCAGCATGTGATAATGCAGCACCGAATAATACATCTGCAACAATGCTTGTAGCCAAGTGGTCAATGTCATATGCTGACTGAACTCTTGGTGCAAACTGTTGTGCAAAGTAAATTGATTCTCTCTTAAAGATAGAACCACTTTCGTCTCCAGTACCACCATCGTCATCCCAATCTACTGATGAGTAAACTGGCATACCGTAGATTTCCATGATAGAACCACTTGCTATTGGATTAGCAGCATCGCCTCTTTTTTGTGCCTCAGTAAAGTCGCCTAATCCCATTAGGTTCATATACATAGCAGGTGATGCATAAAAGAATGTGTTTCCATCTGTGTAATCAAATCCTGCATCAAGAAGTTTCTGTAGTCCACTTCTTACTTCTGCAGTTGTTGGTGCATTATCTGCAGCCAAAGAAACATCATTACCAGTAGCAGATTGAATGATATCTACTGCAAGATAGTTTTCAATTTTCTTTGCTAAAGCATAACCCATAGATTGTGCATAAGCATTGAATAAGTCAGCAGACTCTTGAACTCTTACAATGTCTTCAATTCGTTTTGCTTCGTATTGATGTTGATTTAATGATAATTGAATCACTCCATCTGTGTTAGCAGAATAAGTCACTGCAGTATCTGCTGATTTAGCAGCAGCAGTTTCTTCTGTCACTTTAGGAATGTTCAATATGTCGCCACCATTTGCAACCATTGATGAAAAGTCTAATACTTGATTTCTTAATCTGAATTGTCTTTCAGCATAGTCAAGAATAGCATCTCTCCACATCTCTGGAATAAAATTAGCAGCAGTTGTTGTTGTTACATTTGCCATTTTGGTTTCCCCTTTTAACTATTGTTTCTATACCCCTCAACTATCTGATTCCAAAGGTTAGGATTTCTTCTCGCTTGTTCTCTATCCTCAGCACTCATTTCACTGAATTTAGTATTTTGAGCAAACTTGCCTGAACTCACTACTTCCTTTGCATCTGATATCTGCACTTTTTTCTTACCCAATCTGTCAAGGTGCTTTTCCAACTTCATTGTTGGGAGGTCTTGGTATATTTCTCTATCATCATCTGACAGTTGAGACAGCAGATGTTCTCGTCTTTCTTTTTCTTGATTTTGGAAAGTTTCAACGATAGGTTTTAACTGCTCGTTTTCTGCTTTCATTGTTTCATATAAAGATTTGAACTCCTCTTTTTCCTCAAGTCTTTTTTGTTCTTGAAGTTTTAGATTCTCTTTGAGTTCGTTTAACTCAGCCTCTGCTGTTTGGGCTCTTTGGCGATATTTTTTGCTTTCTGCAATATACTCGCCCACTTCATTATTTACTTCCTGTGTAGGAGTTTCTGCTACTGCTTGTTCTTCTACTATTTTATTTTCTTCTGACATACTGTCTCCTTATTTGATTATAATGTCTTTTTTTGAAAGTTTTTTAATATTTCTTTCAAATAGTTTTTCTACATCTCTCATTACTAAGTTCTTATTAGCCTCAGTCAAATCGTAGATATCATATCCTCTACTTCTATTGCCTAATACGATTTCTCCTCTATCATAAGTTATGACAGCAGTATCTTTTTTAGAACTTGCTCTCATGCCTCTTAGTGTTTGTCCAGTTAATTTCATATTAACAAAAGAAGTCTGTGTATCTGTAGATTGACCTACAAAACCTTTTAATTTTTTACCAGTGCGAAGGCTTTTCATGCTGTTTCGCTTGTACTTTTTGTAAGGCTCACTTTTATATCTTAATCCTCTTTTACCATTTTGGAATTTGCCTTCAGCAGCATCTGCCTGTATGACATCAATAATATCTGCTGCGAGTAGTTCCATAAACTTGTTGGTAATTTTTATTGTATCTCTAAATCTCATAATGCTCTTACCCAGTCATGTCTACAGTTATAACCACCTCTACCTGAGAATGTTACATATCCTAACTTATCAATCTCTTTTCTTGTAAGAGGCTTTTCTTTTAGTGCTTTTCTACATACATCACGAGTTTTATCGTCATTAGTTCCAATGTATTTAAATTTGACATCAGGAAATTGTTCAAATGCTTTTGCTCTTGATGCATTGCTAAATCTTGCTAATCCATCGTTAATCAAAAAAGATACCTCGCTGCTGCTGATATAAGTACCAACTCCAAATCCTCTTGTTAGGTTTTCCATGACTTGTTGATTTGTTTCCCCTGTAATGATACTTCTTATCATAGCAGCTTTGAGGTTATCTGAATATTGTCTAACACCACTTGTTAAATATGCCATATCTAAATCTCTTAATCCTTGTAGAACTTGAATACTTGCAGCAGGTACTTTGGCTAACTCCCTTCTTGATAGTTCTCCAAATATTGCTGCTATTTCATCATCATAAGTTTTCCCCACTTTGTTGATAAGTTGTGAATAACCTAATCGTTCCATTTCCTCAAAGAAATCAATTTGTTTAGCCAATCGTATTAACTCAGTATCTGTGACTTGCGATAATCCTTTTACTAAAGAATCTATTTTGACAAATAAATCCTCTTGTATTTTTGCTATCTCTTTGCTGTAAAAGTCTAACTTAGCCAACTTGTCTACCTATTCTATCAATAATGGACTGTGTGCCATCCTCTTGTTGTGGCTGTTCTGAGTCTAATTCCTCAAGCATATTGTCTATTTCCTCATCTAATAAATCAGGATTCTTTTTTCTCAAATAGCTTTTTCTTGTTTCTAACTCATTAGCGAATGCCCAAGTGTAATACTGTATTTCCTCAGATTGACTCATTGGTACTTCTCTTTCAGCAAAGTCTACACTAAACTGGTCACCAAGATTTATACCACCTGATACTTCACATATTCTACTTGCAATTTTAAATTGTTCTTGTTCAAAAGGTCTATAGATTTGTTCTACATCACTTCTCAGTGCATCCATTAAGTCTATTTCTGACATTTTCTTAGACAATCCACTTTCCTGTGCATT